TAGATATATGGTCCGAGAATATATGTTATGTAAAGCTAGGGAACACTCGCTAAACCTTTGCCAGCTATTGACTTAACATGGCCGGTTGTTCGGGCTGGTCCCCCTGAAAAAAATTTCATCGGTCCGGGAGATTCTACCCACAGCATCGGCGATGGCGAGACCCCCGGACAGTAAAGGGCCGGTTTACTGTCCGGGTGGTGATGCTGCTAGGAGTGTATGGGGCTTATGTACGGTCGGGGAGGCCGAACGACCCCCGAGAATTGCCCTAAAGGCGGCTTCCGGGGTGGTGAGTAGGTGAATCTGGGACGCAGCTGGTTGGAAGGCCTGCGGGCCTGATAGCCCCTCGGGTTTCTGGATCGGCCGGGTGAGGGATTGTGCAAGATGGACGGGCCGACTAGGCCGGTCGGCTGTTGAACTTTGGAGGCTTGGTAGGCTCCGCACCGAGTTGCCTAAGAGGCTCGTAGTTCAGAGTTCGGGTGGGTGATGGTCGACCATCGGCTGGGGTTCGTATGCGGGCGGTTCTTCGGCGTTCTGGTCGGTGCCCTGGGTGACCCGCTCGGCGTGGACGCAGATAATCAGGCTCGTGTCGCTCATGTCGTCGCGGCTGAGGTTTGTGAGTGGGGATTCGCGGACGCCGGGGAGTCCCGAGACACTGTCCGATTTGCGTGTGCGTTGCAGGCCCGACATCATCACCCATTCGCCCGACTGCACGACGACTGTTCCGGTTACGGTCGATTGTGTGAATATTGGGGCCTCTTCGATAAACCCCGCGATGCTGCTGATCTTCGGTGTGAGTTCGAGCAGCATCCCACCCGGTACACGCCTGCCGATTGCGGAGATCTCGAAGCCGGTGTCGACATACTGGTAGTTCTCGGTTCGGACGGTGCCCTCGGGGCTTACGGTGCGTTGCGGGATCGGCACAGAGTCGCCCTGCTGTAGTGTGGATTCCTGACCTTCGAGCAGGAATAGCGTACCCACGGTGCGGATCCTCGCGTGTGTGCCTGACTCTGCCAGCTTGCCCAGTGCGGTCACGGTTGCAGCTGCACGCACACCAGAGAGCGGCGTTGGGAACGCGTTACCCGCCCCACCGCCCGCCTGTGCTTCGATGTTGAATCCGAGATCGAGATCGACACCGATCTCGCGTTCGTACTGCTCGGAGACCTCGAACACGAGGACACGAAGAAGCCAGCCATCGGGGCCGAGGCGGAACCCTTTGGCTACGCCGACGGCCCGCCTCAGTCCTTCTCGGCTGCCCCCAAACGCAAGACGGCCTCCAACCTCTCTAACCTCCCCTTCGCTTCCGAGAGCAATACCAAACACCTCTGCCGCTCTGTTGGGTTCAACGTATCCGGGATCGAGGATTGCGAACGACTCGCGGCCGTCGACCTCGTCACCGAATGAGACCACGCCATCACGATAAAGCACACCCAGCCCAGCAGCAGAAGCGATAAAACGAAAGGCTGCTTCGCCGTCGATGTTGTCAAATTCCGCAGAAATTGTTTGTTCAGTTTGTGGAGCAATTACTGAGACTCCTGCTTGGCGTGCGAGATCTAGCACGGCCTGTGTTATCGGCTGGTCAGTTGCTACGAGGCTCACTTTCGGTAGGTCCCACGGTGCCGCCTCGGTCGGGTCTGGAATCGGACTCGGTCCAACCTGTTTCAACTGGACGGCCGGCGTTGATCCTGCCTTCAAGCTCTGAGAGGTCTTGTCTGCTAGCGAGTCTCTGAGGTCTTGCAGCCCCGAGGTTCCACACCCAGAGGTAGTCACGATCAGTAAAGAGAGCACGACGGCCCTCGTAGTCGAACGAACGAAGACGTCCGAATCCATACGCCCCGCCAACCTTGATAAGTCCTTCATCGGTCATGACCCCTTGTTTGTTCATGCCCGTTATGCGGCCGTCCTCGGGCCACCATTGCACGGGCGTTGCTTGCTGTGGTGTTGTGCTTACGGTCTCTGTCTGAATTGGCTGCGGCTCCTGCTTCTCGCGGATGCTGGTCCCGAACATGACGCCGACCGCTACGAGCACTACGACTGCGGCTGCCTTGAATACCCCGCCAGCTAGACGCTTTAACATTGGTTCTTTCTCCTGCTTGGATTCCTGTATCTCGGACTGGTCGAGTTGCTGTAGCCCGGCGTTACGTCTGAATTCGTTCAGCTTCTCGAATGCTCGGCGTGGGCTTTCTACATGCGTAAACGAGTTGTAGAGCCTGAAAATAAACTGATATTTCGGGAGCGTTGGAAAGACTACGACACTCTCTAGAGGCTCAAGTCCGTACTCGCCGCCCTGCTTGTTTGACTTGATGAGTTCGAGTTGCTCTTTGCTGTAGCAGTTGTAACTAATACCACGGATGCCCAGGTGCTTGAACCTGATCTTCCACGCGAGTTTACGCTCTGATAGTGCGGTGACTTGGTAGGTCTTGCGGATGAACCGACGCAGAGTAATCGGTATGTTGTCGAAGGTCTGAGATGCCACGTAAAGATCGTGGAAGTGATGCCTGAGCATCGTGATGTAGCTCTTAAGTTCGGTGCCCTCTTTGCCGCCTCGGTTGTCTTCGACCGTGTGCCAGTGCTGGACCTCGTCGATGATGATCGCGGCGAATGGTTCGATCCAATTAGGCTCTAGCAGCGTGCCCTCTACAGCGTTCACGCCGTACCGCTCGTGATAGAGCTCCTCGGCGTTGTGCTCGTAGCGTGAGGCGATCCACTGCTCTTTGTTGGGCACGCGGCCCATTCCGGGTCTGGTGACGTCTACACCTTCTTCTTCTTCCCAGATACGTCTAAACGCTGGCTGGAATGATGGCACACCCTCAGCTTCGCACTTGGCTTGCCACTCGGCTTTACGCTTCTGTTTGCGTTCGTTGCGTTTGAGGAAGGCTTTCCAATGCTGCTCGCTCAGGTTGACGATCAGATTGGCCATCGGCTCACCGCCGCGGTTGCGTAGATACTGACGCATTACTCTGTGTCTGATGGGGAGGTTTGTATAGACGGGTCGCTGCTCGATTTGGATTAGATCGAGGGTGCGGCGTGTGAGCATGAAGGACTTGCCCGCACCGGGCAGACCTTCGACTCCATACACCATGCACTCTGGTGGTCTGAATTTCTTAGCCATCGCTGACCCCTCAGCTTGCTTTAGCCAACGCCTGTAAATACTCGCGGTATGAGTGCAAGGCCCCACCTAAAAAGCCTGATAGACGCGACTGCGGAATACACACCGAGGATGAATGTGAGCATCCCATAGATCGGGATGAAGTAGCTAATCACATCGAGCCACTCGAAAAGATTCTCTAGTTGACCTTGGAATGCGTTCCAGTAGTCGGCCCAGGAATCGGGTAACAGATCTAGGAGATACGCAAAGAAGTAGTCGAGGACCGTAGCCGACCACTGTAGCAGGCTGCCTATTGCGTTGGCAATGTACTGCCGGAAGCCGTTCCAGATGCCGAATATAAACGCGATCAGACCTTGCATTTATCCTGTCCTCCTAAATTCGTTGAATATAAAGAGGATGGCCCAGAGCGATAGCAATGCGTAGATTATGATGGCGAGTGGGGCCTTCACTGACTGGAAGGGACCAGTTTCTACGCTCAGGGTGATATCTTGAATTCCTGAGTCGAAGTAGCTAAGCCAGCTTTCTAGGGGAAGTACGATTTCTACTTCATCGTCCGCTGACTCTGTTTCGTTTATTTCTATTTCTGTGAATAAGTCTTTGACTTCGTCTAGCTTAGTGTCTATCTCAAAGTCTAGTTCTTCTTCGTCGATCTCTGGCATGACGAAATCTGTGTTCACTATTGGGACGGGCGATGACAGTGCATATGCAATGACGTCTAGCTTATCTACTATCGTGGCCATGTCGGTAGCAACTTGGCCCTCGGTCTCGCCGTTGCCGAAGTATGCCACTAAGCCGTCGTGTATGTTGTGAAATTTACCGATTTCGTTATCAAACCAGTAGTCCCAATCGTTGGCGTCAACCCCGCCCGTGCCTCCTCCACCACCTTCGGCGGTCATGAGCCATGCAGGATCGCCCTGAAATTTCCAGTGCAAGTAGGTGGGCTGTGCTGTTATGCCCATTCTGCCATTGAAGTTTACGGACATACCGTCTTCGTAGTCGTCTAGTAGGTTTGTTGCTGCAACGCCATCGGCTGCCATTGTCGTCACATAGCAGACTTTGTCTGCTATCTCTACTCTGGCGTATCCGGGCGGGCTTTCGAGTTCTAGCTCTAGTGTGTAGATCTCGTCTAGGTCGTGTTCGTTCTTGAACCTTCCGACTATGACTCCGTCTTCGTAGAATAGATTTATATAGTTGCCAAAGTGTGAGGGTCCGTACCCTTCGTCGTACCACTGTGTGCCATCCGACGATGTAATCTTTACACCGAACTGTCCCGAATGCTGTGCGTGCGTGCGCACCGATATCAAGGTAAGCAGGAGTAGTGCGATTGTTCTTGTTACTGGCTTGATATTAGACCCGACCTTTCCCGCATGAAGAATGAGATCAGCCTGTAGCCCGCGACGACTAGGGCCATGCCGACCAAGAACATGAGCCACTGTTCGAGCCTTCCCGCGAGATACTCGACGGCTTGCATCGTTGCTATGAGTTCTTCGGCCTGCATACTCGTCATGTCAGCTGCTCAACCGTTCTTGGGCGAGGTCTTCGTAGTAGTCCATTACGCCGGATACGTCGCCGCCGCTTTGCTCCATGTGGTAGGCAACATCGATGTTCGTGATTCTGAGATCGTCGACGAGCTCGGGCGGGTATTCTTCTCGCAGTCTGTTCTGGATCTCTACGCGGATCTTCTCTTGTGCCATTTCTTCGAGCAGTGTGTATCCGAACCGGTTTGTTGCTGGTGCCGCCGCTTGTGTGGTCATGATGGCCAGCTTCTTTACGAAGCGGAACCCGATAAGCCACGTTGCGACCATGATCGTTATGACTGCACCCGCTGCACCGATTGCGAGTGCTACAGAGGTCCAGTCGATCACCTGTACTACTGACCCAGCGTCTAGCGGTTCGTACTGCATTTATCCGGTTCCTGTGTATTTATCCCATTGCTTCTGCGACCTTGACTTACGCTCTTTGTGCTGGGGTTCTTCTGCTTGTCTTGTCTTCAGTTTTTCGGCTGTTTGCTTGCATAGTGTGGACAGTAGAAATAGCGTGGCAATTGACGCGGCTACTGCTGCTAGTGCTAGTGCAATATCTAATGAACTGACTGGCAGTGTTACCGGCATTGGTGGCGGTGCGTACTGTGTGATTTGTGTGTTCATGCGTGCTCCTTGAATAACCCCCCCACCGCGTTAGCAGATGGGGAAGCCGTGGGGGTCAACACGACCCGTAGCAATCAGATGCCGGAGGTCATACGCCTCATCAGCTTGTTCACGAGGCGGAAGCCGACCTTCCAACCGAAGACGAGCAGGAGGATGCCTGCACCGGCGGTGCCGATCGCTAGTGCGATGGAGGCGGTGTCGAGCGGGAAGGTGATTTCGTCCAGGGTGGGCGGCGTGTACTGTGCCGACGCCGTGCTTGCCGTTGCAAGTGCAGCAGCAACCAGAGCGGCCTTCGTAGCGACCGAGGAGCGAAAGCGGATGGCGAGGTTCTTCATAACTACATACCTTTCAGCATCGCGTAAAACAGTGCTGCTACAGCTTGGTACGCTTCCGCGATAAGTCGCACCACAGCTCCACTACCGAGCGTCCACGAGACGAACTCGACAAGAGACATATCTGCAAAGTCAATATCGATCATGATCCACCCCCCGGACCGCTGCCGATGGGTGGGCGTGTTGTTCTGAGTCTGGCGTGCAGGTGTGAGCCGCCCTGTCTGGTGCTCTTGCCCGCGAAGCGTTCTTCGAGTCGGTGCACGAACCAGAAGCCCAACCCTGTAACGACGCGTACCGTGATGCCCGCAGTGACGAGCAGGAGCATCACCGCTGGCCAGTCAACGTCTACGGGCATGACGATCGGCTGTACTTGCAGGGGTTCATACTGCATCGATGTCGTACCCCCTGACTGTTTGCTTCCAGAGGACCGCGAAGATGGAATCGTGTTCGATCCCGTCATCGTCGATGAAGCCGTGCAGGAGTTGCTGAGTTACGTCCTGTACGTGCTGCTTCTTGCGTGCGTTCTCGGTGTCTACCTTGCCGCAGATGCCCATCATGAGGTCATCCCACGAGATACCCGCTTCCTTGCGGATGATCTCGAGGCAGGGTGCTACAGCTGTGTTCACCCACTTGACGAAGCCTGCCGCCGTCGTGTCACTTCTGCTACGACGGATGAAATCTGCTGTGTCTGTGCTCTGGCGAATCTCATTCCACCACTTGCACATCGGGCGGCGGTCGACGTGACTAGCCCCTGTATTCTCGCGGAACTGGAACGCATCGAACGCCAGCAACATACGGCCGGGCGTGTCAGCCTTTGCATAGAGAGCGAGGGCTTTATCTGCGCATTCATCGTAAAACCTCGTTTCCCATCGGACCCATTCGCCTCGTTCCATCTGGCCTGTTTCGAGGCCCTTGTCGTACACGCAGACACAGCGACCAGATCCAGCCTTGCCGCGTTTGCCGATGTACCAACCCTCACCGGCGATCTCGGAGCCTTTGTAGTTGACGGCTGGGGAGTGAACGCGGGCGCCAACGAGTTCACCGGTCATGCAGCCTTCGCCGACTCTCTGAATGAGACCCTTGCCACGACCGAACAGATCGTTTGCTACGTCTACTCGCGTTGCGTGGCCGCCCCATTGAGTGCGAGCCTCGTGGAACAGTTCGAGAAGCTGCTTGTCGCCGAGGTACTTGCACGCCTCGCCTGTCAGGCTTAGGACCGCGTGGTCCTTCATGTTGTCGCGTTCGCTATCGAACAGCAAGAGACACCCGCCATCGGCGTAGTTCTTCGAGCATTCGAGGAAGTAACGCCCCGGACCAGACTCAGGCTGGCCGAATCTTCTAACGCACCACGCCTCGGCGAGCGATAAATCCGCTCTGCGGAAGCTGATAGTGAGGTAGTCAATGCGAACAGCCCGGCGATCCATGGCGGGCATCTCTTGATGTTCAATCATCCTTTGACGCCCCTATCCGAGTTTTTGCGTCTACTGCTCCATGGACGTAACCAATGAGATATGCGACGCTCTCTAAAAGCAGGAACACGAGAAGGCTCAGACCTACGACTTCGATCGTCATGTCAATTTGCCCCCCGTAATACTGAGGGGGGGCAGGCGGCGGCCGCCTGACGGCGACCACCGCTCCGGCCCTGCCCAGCACGCTCGGAGTTATTGAGGGTGTGCGATTGTCCCGCACGCGTTGCGGGTGTAGCCGAGAACAGTGTGTGCTGTGTGCTGCGGCTCTGTGATACGTGCTTCGGTTTCGCTTCACCCGGTTTTACTGCCCGAGGTTTGCACGAGAACCGCTGTTCCCATTCCGCGTCCAGCCAGTCGAGGAGAGCAGCTGAGTAGGCGCGGAGCGGGTCTGTTTCGTTGTGCACGGAGCACGAGATACCCCCAGCTATCACCTGTGCGGAGTAGCCGGGGGTATCTCTAAACACAGCGGTTTGTGCGGAGACGTAGGCCATCTACTCGGCGAACTCCATAACCGATTGGTTTGGGTCGTACTCGCCGAGTGCTTCGAGGGCCTCGTCGCTGATGGTGTAGTCTGCAAGGTCGATGTGATCGACCTTAGGAAGGCTCCATAAACAGGAGTTTCGCCTTGCCTTCGGGGATGAATACCGGCTTGTCGTAGTTGCCGATCTTCACCTGTTTCTGCTTGGTCTCGATGGCGAAGATCACACGCTGGCCGGGTCGGGCCTTGCCGATGATGCGGTGGTCTTCGGAACTCGGGCGCAGGGAGATCTTGACCGAGCCGCCCATGTAGTCGACCACGCACGAGGCGTACGCGTTGTCGTTGTACTCGCCCTCGTTGATGGCCGAGCCGTCGGCGGCTTCTGCGAGGAAACCGGAGACGACAGAGGTAGCCCCGCCTAGGGCAGGGTCGATGTTGAGAACGTCGAGGATGTTGGTGTTCGCGGCTGCGGTCTGTGCCTGTTTGGCTGCTTCGGACATGGTCAGGACCCCTTCAGAGCCCTGAACCATGGAATTCCATACCGAACAGAAAAAACTGTGCGTTCGGGTATGATTTCGCCGGCGGGTCATAGGGCTCTGAATGCTGACCTGCCCACGCCCCGGAGTGCTACGACACTCGCGGGGTTTTCTTGTTGCACAACCTATCGACGAGTTACACACCAAGTCAATAGGCGTTTATCGGATCTATCAGATTCCAGATAGATTATATGTT